CTCGCGAATAACCCTTGACGGAAAGGGCCAGACAGTACCTTTGTATGCCCCCCAGTACCGTTTTAATGCTTTCATGGGCATTTCGGCCTAAGATCTTTGAAGTCCGGCCAGAAGCCACCACAGACGTTCTCAGTGTATTCCTGACTTATCTGCTGCTGATGCTCGAAGTCTTGACTGCCGATCCAGCCGATGACTGCGATGACCGTAATGGTCAGTAGAATCTTTTGTAGTCTGTTCATAATCTTCTCCTTGGTCATCATTATGATTGATTCCCCTATGACAGTCAACTGTTCTACTTACTTGGCGTCAGCAATCGCATCAGCCAGATTCTTTAAGAACTTTCTTTGGAAACCATGCTTAGGTGAAAAGACATAGGTGTCAGCGATCTTGCCGAACGGGAACAGCGGCTTGTACTGCGCGTCCTTCTGGTATGCTGCGACCATGCGGATCTTCTGACCGCCTCGCTTAGTGGATCTGCCGTACCGCTCCCAGATGCCTTCACTGTACTTCTTAGCGCCCTTAGGACTACCTGAAAAGAACTTAGACTTGTCCTGCATCATCTCGTCAATAGCGCCTTTCTTAAAGTTACCGAACGCGTCTAGGTATTTGTTTGAATGTCTAGTCGATACCCTGATCGCACGTTTGTTAGGAAACCTTGTGCCGCCATACACTTGGAACTTCATGTAGTCAGCTCGACTATCATCCCAGAACACTGTAGCCGTTAAGCTGCGTTTAGATGATTTGTCATAGAAGAAGTTCTTCTGCGTGAACTTAGTCGCACCTTTCCCTGTTTTCTTGTCAAACTTCTTCGTTGTTGCCTTACCGAGCACACCCGTTCCTTTCTTCTTGGATAGCTCAAACGCCAACTGATTTAAGGTCTTGCTAACCGCAAACGGTATTTGCTTCTTCTGTGTACGGGTCAACCCCTTGGATACTTCTTTGATGTTGCTTCTTAGATCAATCTTCATCTTCACCTTCTACTAAATCGTTGAATACGCCATGGGTTGCGAGATACAGAATCCCTATCTGGCTTAACAGATGCTGCGTGTCATATGACTTTTCGCCAGCTTCTTGCAAGTCCCATTCGACATAATCTTCATTTTCACGCTGAATCAGCATCTCAATGTAGGTGATCTTTCCCTGCATCACTTCCTTCTGGATAGACTGCAAATGCTCCAGAAGTTCGTTTCTGTGTAGCTGTGTGATATCGCCCATCGCATTTATCCCTGAAGGTATTCGCCATCCATCCTAACAGGAATAATAACATGGCAATGGGGAAAGCTAAGATCACTACTGACGTGAACAGGATGCAGCTTATTGCGTACAAGACGTTATACATCTTCTTCATATTCCCAGTCACATTCTGTGCATTCTTCCCGCTCATAAACTCCAAAGATTTTAACGGCTAATTCGCCGCACATCGGACACCGAAGTTCATTCCACGGCGCATTTCGATCAGTCCATGCGCCTTCAGGATAATTTGACATGAGTAGCTCCCTTAGTGATTGCCTCGTTTAAAAGTCTGACAACGCTCTTTTGATTGAAGTCTATCGTGACCAGATCCGTGAAGACATCTTCTTTGATCCGTTCGTGCTTGCCTAAGCCTATGGCTGTCCTTACGTCTTTAAGGCTTGTCACATAGCCACAGTCTGTATTCGTTTCCCAATAGACTATTCGCATCTCGATAGCTTGTCTAACAGCTTCAGGACATCCGGTATTACCTGACGGTGGAATTCATCAACATCATCAGGCCCATAGGACTCCATGATCTTAGATAGCGTGATGTATGCTCTAAGCATTTCTATTCTTGTTGGTTCCATCTTCTTCTCCGTTGGCTTCCTAGACCCCGAAGGGTTTCGACTGTTGCCAGCAGTCTCATCAGTAGGATTACGCTACTGACTTGTCGGGTATTTTTTCGATAGATTTTATGATGCTTGCGAACGCGTCCAGCTCGTCTTGAGTCGATCCCATTACCCAGATGGTATTGTTGTAGTTCGCAATCTGATACCCGTCTTTAAGCCAGACCATATATTCTTCTTCAGCATAATCGATACCCAGAATATACTTCTTGTACTTTCCTGCGGCCTTCATGATATCAGCCTCGGTGATCTCGTCTTCGTAAATTGGCATCTTCTTCTCCTGTGTAGACCCGAAGGCGACTTAAAAAGCTCGCCTCACTTCGTCTTCATTTTCACAAATTAATAAAAGGTAATTTCGAATCGATGTGCGTAAATCAATCTCAGTAGACAGCATGTGACCCCTTTGAATTTGGGTATCTTGAATCAATCCCAGCATATTAGAATGCACTTGAAAAACATCTGAACTGATTACCTCGTCGAAAAATAAAATGTCCAGCAACTGGACAACGGCACCAGTGTGATCGTTTCGCTCAGTCTTGCTTTTGATTTCTACAATTTCCGAGGCTGTTAGTGTTGTTTTGTTCATCTTGTCTTTCCCTTGGTTACGTTGTTGATAGGTTCTATTTTACCCACATCAACCATAGAGTCAACACTTTTGTTTACTACCTAAGAATTATTTATAGACCGATTTGGAATATCTAAACCGCTTTTAATAACTTGATTCTTTCCTTTGCCAGCTTGTATCGCTTGAAGTCGTTGTGGGTTATCCGACTACCCTTCGCCTTTTCTGACTCAAAAATAGCTATGAAATAAGCGTCCTCTTTCGCTGCCTCTATAACCTTCTGGGGTATAGCCTGACGCTTAGAGTCTCTGAATAACACGCTAGCCGGTAATCCTAGCGCAGCTACCACTTCCTGACCGTTTGCCTGACATGCGAAACAATGTATCAAAACTTTTCCATCTTCTTCCTTCATCGTCATGCTTGGATTCGTGTCATTGTGAACCGGACAACACGCTACCCATCGTTCACCTAATTTTTTAACCTTGTCTAACTTAGGAAGAATGTCTTTTAACACCTTTCGCCCTTCTTATGTTGATGTGTGTGATGTGATCCTTCACTTCTGATGAAACGTGGATCGTTGTTTGCGGGTCAATCTTGTTAGGCCAGACACCGAACTTTGACCTATAGGCCCAACTGGCCCATCCGTCTCTGTAGCCCTTCTGACGTGCGTAAAATTTGAACTCACCAAGCCAGCGTGATTTTTCTTCTGCGCTAAAATCCCTGTTGGCTTTTTTCAGTTCTTTTAAGACCTGATCGTCTGACTTCAGAATCTCTTTTGGTGGTCTTTGATAGCCGCAAACGCATCGTACCAAAAAATGCTGGAAACATTGTGGGCAAACTGACAGATCTGGTTCTTTCTTTTCTTTAGTCAGAATCCGCTCGTCATATTTCTTCTCGCCATCATCCAAAGTCTCAGGAACTATCGTTTCCGCGAATCCATGCTTTTGGACGTTGCCAGAATGATCAAGATAAATTGCTTCTACCTTGTTGGGATGCGTCCTCATTATTCGCCCAGCTCGCTGAACGTAGGTGATCAACGACTTGGTTGGGAAACAGTCGATTAAAGTCTGAACCTTGGGGGCGTCGTATCCCGTGTTCAAAAGTCGTGAACATGAAAGAATCTGAAAGTCACCTTCATCGTGACTTTCGTACAGGCTCTGACGTTCGTCCTGTTCCATATAGCCATCGATATGCTCTGCGGTGAATCCTTGCTCCCTAAACATCTCCACCAGCTTCTGACTATGTTTAATCGACGGGCTAAAGGCTATGGTCTGACCCTTACCGAATCGTTTAAAGTTTTCGATGATATCACCGACCAGCTTTTCGTCAGACTCAATCGCTGCTGCTAATGACTTGGGATCGAAGTCAGTCCCACCCGTACCGATTCGTTTCTTCTTAATGCCCTTCAGACTCGCGTGATGACCGCCGTAGTATTTAACCGGACATAAATACCCTTGATCTAGTAACTGTTCAGGCGTGATCGGAACAACCAGATCAGAATAGAACTTTCCCAATCCTTTAGAATATGGCGTAGCACTGAGACCGATGAATACCGACTTGCTGTAGTTGTCCATCAGCTCAGTGGTCGTCTTGTAGTGAACATGACATTCGTCGATGACTGCAACGTGAAACAAGGGCTTGTAGCGCCTTCTCGCCAGCGTCTGAATCGATGCTATCTGAATAGGCGCGTTAGGATTGGTTCGCCAGTGATCGGATTGCATGACCCCTACCTGTATCCCTGCGCGATCAAATTCTTCTAACGCTTGATCAACCAGCTTTACTCTGTCACAGATAAAGATGCCCATCTTGCCGTTATTGGCTACGTTCTTCAGTATCTCAACAGCGACCCTTGTCTTCCCAAAGCTACAAGGCGCAGCTAAAACCGATCTGGAATTTCCTTTCCTGATCGATTGCCTTAGCTGGTTAATCGCCTTGTCTTGATGCGGTCTAAGCATCTGTTGCGCCGCATTCAGCCATGCTGATCACTTCGTCCCAAAACTCTGCGGCTGGCCCAGAATACCAGTGAATCACAAACGATTCAGCGCCGCTTGAGTCCCAAATCTTACGATTAGGGGCATCGACACAAATGTGCTTGTCGGTAGCGGTGATGTAGCTGACATCCCAATCGACCTGACCCCCTTGTTTAACGATCTCGGACATTGCTTGTTTTTTAGTTGCCATAGCATCTTATCCCCTTGTCTTGATGCGGCCTTAACATCCCAAATCCCATCTTAGGATTTGTGTAGCGTGTTCCTCACCGATAGCATTCTTGATGCCTTCGTCTAGGCACATGGCGCCGCCGGTTATGATGTAGGCAACAACGAACTCTTTAATCGATTCGCCATCGCCCATGTCATCGATGTACGCTTTCATGACTTTTGAATCTATTTCTAAGGTGCAATCTACTTTGACTTTCATCTTCTCCCCTTGAGCGGCTTATGCCGCCGCCTCATTTAAGTCCATCATCAGAGACATAACTAAAGTTTCATCGATAAAGCCGTCACAAGAATGTTTGCATATTGATCGCCAGCCTACATTAGACTTCTCAATCATTTCGTGAAGCTCGATACCGTTCTGGGTGTAATTAAAGGCGTACATGCTGCCGTTGGATAATGAACCGATCAGTGTGATCTCGTGAAGGTGATGCTCGCCTTTACCGAAGTGTCGGTTGACGATGTTGTAGCTGGCTAACAGACGACCTTGCGGGTTGGTGTAAAAAACTACGTCTGAAAAGTTTTCACTATCCATAAAAATACTTTCCATGTTCCTCCGCTCATTCTCATAACCCTTGTACATGTAGGTTCCTGTGATCGCTTCGTTAGCTTTTAGTGCTGATTGAAAGTCAGCGTGAGCGGTTAGGTTGGTGATTAAGTTCTTCATGTGCTTCTCCTTAGTTGGTGATACCCATTCTAATGATCCCAACCCCATAGTCAACACTTTTGTTTACTTTTTATCGGGAAGATTTTGAGTCAGTTACGCACCGATTTTCGATCACCTTAAACTTGCTTCTCGGAATGATGACGGACGGTTGTACTTCTAAGTCATCGCGCTGATCTTTCGTCCTACCGAACGGAACCAAGATCTTTTCTATCCCGTCTTCTTTTCCTATCTCAATCGCAACCAGAGCATCATTGAATTGAACCACAAAAAAGCTAGTGCCAAGATCAAAGTCCTCAGCGTAGCGTCTCAGCTTTGAATACTTCATCGCGCAAAATCTTAGGTCAGGATACTGATCTTTGTCATTGTACCTTCTCCGAAATTCGATAAAGTGCTTCACTTGGTTGTTCTCATACATTGCCCAATCAACACCCCAGACAGCATCAGGCAATTTGTGTATCTGCTTGCCTGTTTTCTTAGCTAAGAATCGTCTCGCGTTGTTCTCGATCTCTAGCATTGCACTTGTCTCAAATTTTTGTCTGCCCATTTGTTTTCCTTATTTTAAAGACAGCTCGGCTTTTTCCCTTTGCAAGTCACAACCATGCAGATCGTTAATCTGGTTAGGTCTGATGTGACTACATCCTAAGATGCGGTAATCATGTCCTTTCGGTTTCCTATCTAGGCGCTACCCTAGACAACCCACTTGGGCCTCTGCGTTTGGGACGTGAATCGGGACAAGCCAAGTCCTAAAATCTGCTCACGGATTATCGCTTTCTGGATTGGACGCACGATTAAACGCCACTTTCCATCGGCAGGAAGCAGTTGAAGTTAGATTCAAATGGTGAGAAAATTGAACCGTGTCGGTTTGCGCTCGGTTCTTTTCGCACCTTACTCAAATCGGCCTTCAGGGACTGGTAATCCCGCCGACACATTCAATACTACTCTAGATCGCAGTATCGATCAACCTATTCAAATACCACTGGGCTTTCTTCAAGTCTTCAAGCGGTGAACCTTTGTACTTATGTCGATGAAGATACTTGTGACAGTTACCCAGCAGATACGCGCCATATTCGTCACCTAACTGCTGCTTAATGTAATCGATACATTCTATCTCGCCCACGTTGTAATGCGGTGGCTCGTCAACAGCTAACCACTTGACTTGATTCCACTCCTCGGGTGTTGCATCAACCATTTTCCTTCGCCCTTTTTATAACTAAACGTACATTGAATCTGTTGATAGGTTCGCCACGTCGATTGACTAAACCTTTATCTGCAAAATGCTTTGCAATTTGTAAATGATTCTTGCCTTCTTGTTTCATCTTAACCATTTGTTTTATGATTTTTTGTTCTTCAGAATTTTTCTTGATCTTCCCATCTTCCCTGTTAAACCCGAACGGCAAGACCCCGCCAGTGCTTAATCCTTTTTCACGTCTTTCCTGCAACGCTGCCTTGGTCAGTGCTGATGTTCTTAGAAGATGCGGTGAATGAACCTTCGCATGACAAGGCGCACAAAGATTCACCGTCTTAGTCCCACCTAAAACACGGGGAACAACGTGATGGGCATGGTCTGCTTGAACGCCACATTCAAAACACACCAAGTCTTTGTTTTTCGTTTTTAATTCGGGCATTAAAATCTGCCAGCATTTCACGATAATCTTTGGCGTATAGCTTAATCGCAGATGACTGGCTTGCCAACATATTATCAACGTGACGCTTGCCGAACTTTCTGATCATGAACAAGGTATAAACTTGCGCTGCTGTGCCGTGTTTCATCCCGTAAAGATTACAAGCTGGACATTGCGGCCAGACGTTATTTGAGTCGAAAGCGTAGAAACTAGACTTACCTTTAGGGACAAAGTGCCCACCGTGAACCGTGGTATAATGCCTGACTTCCCCGCATGTCACGCACTCGCAAAAGCCATTGTCGTCTGCTTCTTCTAGCCTTCGTAAAAGCTGGAACTGTCGTAAACATTTAGCCCTGAGCGTTTCTGGCACGTTGGAACTCACTGTCTTTTGGATTCGTTAATTGTACACCGTGATCAAGACCCCAGTGAAAAACTTGCTCCATGAAGAAGTGCATCTCGCCTTTGTCCAGAGACTTAGTAGACCTTAACTGGTTAGGAATCGTCGTGCTTCCAACTATCACGTCTTCGGTTCCTAAAAACTCATTCTTCATCAACTGCTTCATTTGTTCTGGCGTGATGGGAACTTTCTTAGAAAAGTGACTCGACATTTCACCGCACCACATATGAAACAAAGCATTTTGATTCAAAGACCTTGAAGTGGAATATGCTTCCAACTTCCAAGCACAAGGTCGTTCATAGTCCCAATCCTCTAAAGACTTACGGAAAAACGTCAGAACGCTATCGATGTCTCGACGATTTTGAATCAACCAAAACTGACCGTTCATCGCGTTAGCTCATCCCAGATGTCTTCGATAATAGCTTTAATTTCCAGCCAAAGTTTTTCAATCATCATTCAACTCCAGAAAGTCAAACGGGTGCATATCTATGCAGTTGCAAATTTTAGTAACCAAAGACAGCTTCGCGTCTTCCCTGTAACGCCACTGCGAGACTTGCTGCTTAGTAATACCAAGACGGGTAGCGAGTTCTGTCGAACTCACCCCCTTCTTGATCTGTGCCAGTCTTAAAGACTTACCGAAATTAAAACGGCAAGTCATCGTCGTCTGCCGCTGCGCTTGAATTGTAAACGTCTTGGATCTTGCCAGTCATGACCGGCTGATTCCCTGACGCATCACGTTTCCACAACGCGATATCAATCGTCTCGCCTTCTTTGATGTCACGGTGAGCAACGACCTTACCACTAAGGATCGGGCCGCTACCGCCTTTGTCGTTCTTCCAAAGGCTTACTTTTCCACGATTGTCATATTCCATTATATTCTCCCAATAAGAGTTAAGTTAGTTTCAAGTTCTTCCAGCAATTTATCAATCGCCGCTGAAAGTGAAGCGATATACTTGTCGTCTCGTTTGACGTTCATAATTAGATTCGGTAGATCTGGGTGATAAGACATGAACCAGTAGTCTTCCAAGTCCATGAGCCACATCGTACCTTGAACTTGCGCGTAATACTCAGCAGGCATTTCACCGTCTTTGTGATAGTCGATCAGATACTTGACGTGAGTAGTGTGCATTGGGCACTTAATCTCTAAACCAGAATCAAATATCAACCGATCAGGACTGCAACCAACTGTCTGCGAATCATTGGTTACAAACCCGACTTCGCGACAAATTAAATCGGTCTGAAAACTAAAGACGTTAGCCGCTTCAGGTTCTAGTTCACGGCCTCTTTTCATGTGAAAGGTGTCGAACGAATCAAACCTTTTACCTGACATTTTCTCAGCGAGCAGTTCGTGCATGTACTTCTCGCTAGACGCGCTAGGCTTACCTGTCGGAGTCAAAAGGTCTTTGAACCGACTTGCAGATGGCACTCCAAGACGTAGCTGAAACCACGCCTCAGATCCTTGCTCGACGTTGTGGATCTTCATTGAGCTGCCTGCTTTGCTTTCTTCTGCTGAAGTTGTTTTTTGGCCTTCTCATACTGCGAGTCAGTAAGGCTTTTCAAATTCTCTACACCGTAGACTTTTAGGAACGCTTCTTTGCTAGACTTTGTAGCGTCTAACATGGCGTCAAGGTGTGCGACCTTTTCGTCAGAGATATCTTCTATTCCTAAATCTTGTGCATCAGTATCCTCATCGGCGCACACGGCCCACATACTTTGAGCCTGATATCGTTTGAGATAAGTCGCCATTGAACCCAAGTCTTGGATCGGGTTTTTAGATGTTTTAAGAAGTTCTACGCTTGCAGTCTGTTTGATCCACTGACCAGAGCTGTGTGACACCTGACTCGACACGCATACATGCCCTGCGCGAGCCTCTACCGATTGAATGAATGAAAGTCCGTTAGCACTAGCAACGGGCCTGATACAGCCTAGAACAGCCGTTAGATCAGCGTATTCATTCTTGAAGAAAGTGTTCTTCGTGTTTTTGCTTGGATTACGAATCTCAGACTGTGCCTTAGCAAGCGCAGCAGTTAATTCATTGATGTTTTCTGACTGTTCCATTGTCTTCTCCTGTCTTGAAACGATTACATAGTAAACGAATCAAACTAAGAAGTAAACAAATCAGACGATAGGTATTTAGCTGGTCTGTGTTATGATGGGGATTCTTCTCCCCGCGCCTAAGGCGTACTGGCCCACTTCGGTGGGCCTTTTATTTAGTACGTCCAGATGACCTGAGTCGTTGTCCTAGTGTCTACATGGACAAAAGATTTGGCGACTCCAATCCCTGAAAACCCAAGTTTGACAGCATTAGCAACAACCAAAAAACGCTGATGCCCATTATCAACATAGATATCAGCAGCGTTGCCTTTCGTATGTTGACCGCCACCGTTGGGTTTTTTAACTTCAAGGCTATGTTTTTCACTTCTGAAGCCGCTGGTTATTTTAAAAGGGAATCCACATTCATGGCGCAAGGCATCAAGCGCATGGATGAACTCGTCTTTCATCTCATTTTCGCCAGTCTCTTGGCAATCGAATTCTTCCCTAGTGAAGAACTTAAAAGTCATTTATCTTTAGCCTTGAAAATATTAAGAGCCATTAAGTCAACGACCTTATAGATCTTAGCCCAAGCCTTGCCGACCTTAGAAACCATTTCGTCGTCTTTTGGTGTAGGTGTTATAGCTGCAAGTGAAGATGCGCAAGCAATGATCATTGACACCATTTCTACATATTCAAAAATTCCCATCATCGTCTCCTTCTGCTTCGCAAGCCGTGATTATCTTGCCGTAAGTTAATTTTTCTGCCGCAATTTCACATTCTCGCAGGGTCTCAAACTCTATCCGATCAGGGCTTACCCAAGACCCGATCATGATGATCAAAATAAATTTCATGCTTATTTAAATCTGTTGTTGAATAGTTCAAACAATGTCCGAATCTTTTCTTTGATCTGCTCAATATCGCTGTGCATCTTGGCGAGCACTATAACGAGAGTCACAAATCCAAAAGCGATGGGCCAGATAGCACCTAGTGCGTCAAGCGTCTCCATCGCCATCATCCTTGCGGCCGAAAATACCTCTTACGGTATCGCTTTCCCAGATGCGGATAGATAACCAAACGATAGTGACTGCTGCCGCTGCTTCAGGAAGCCAGCCCGCAAGCGACGCAACGCCGCCTGTTACAGCGACCGCATCAACTATTGATTTGACTTCCTCTTGCATAGATCACCTAATGTGCTTCGTCCACTTCCTCAAACACAGGCTCTGAGCCAAGAATAGGCTCCTCTGGCGTCTGCTGCGCTTGCTGCTGTTGCGCTTGATAGAGGCTAATTTGGGCCTCTAAATCGGCTATTCTAAGGGCTTGACCAGCGTTTTGTTTGGCTAATGAATCAATTTTAGCCATCTGAACATACTCGTCTGCACTCATTTCCCGCTTTTGCTCACTCATTTTCCTCTCCTAGTTAAAAAACCGTATTTTAGACTTTTCTGACTATGTCTACCACTTATTTAACAGGTTAGCTTTATTGTCGGTTGGTAAGGGTATACAGGCTAATCATAAAGTTCATAGTTGTATCTTTCTCAATAAAGGTGCGATCTTCTGGGCTGTATCCAAGCAGCCGCAAAGCCCATCTAAATCTACAGTCTACTTTGGATATTTTATCGCCAACAACCTGATTTTGAGGATTAACAGTATTACTTACGTTAAAACTTCTCCCATACTGCGTGTTTGGAGAAATGTCTACAAATGAGGTTATGCTGTTTGTGCTCATCAAGGTCTCACCAAACTGAGATGTGTCATAAGTTTTAGATCCAACGCTAGAATCAATGGATTCATTGTGTTGTGAGGTCAAAAGCGCAGCTTGCTTTACTTGCACCCCCTCAAACAAGATCGCATCATTCGCAGTTGCGCTATAGGTTTGAGGATTGCTAGTCCCGCTTGCTTCTGAGTTCCAATATTGATTGCTTACGGTTATGATCGCGGGGTTGCTGTAGTTGACAACTGAAAACAAATGAAACCTGAGTCTTGTGTCAGTTCCGTTAAATTCAATAGTCATGCCGCATTTAACTTGTGTAAATATTCCTGAAATATTTGCTTGAGTTATTGTCGCAAGAGCACTGCCTAATTTATAGTTAAGGTCGTTGCTGGTCGTACTAAACAACCTTCTGCGTGTATAACCTTGATTCTCGCCTACGCTGCAAGGATGTAGATAGTCTCGCATTGTATTAGTGCCGCCGCTTGCGATTGCGCTTCCTGCGACTGTGTTGTACCAATTTAAAGCGCGAACATCCGAGTCATTTAAAGAGACTTGAGTACCGGAAGTGCCGCCAGCCTCTCTGTGTATATCATTTAGGGTTATTGGCCCCGTAGCTGGTATTGCGACTCCATTATGCTTTACATACATTGCCGCAGTAGCACCTGACGAAGATGATGCAAAAGGAAATGATGAAATTCCGCTCCAAACCCATTGGGTATACGGGCCTCCTTCTTCCCCTCCCGTAGGCGGTGGATCTGGGTAATTAAAACTAGAATTATCGTTGACTATAGCCCCGCCATAAGTTGCCGACGTTCTGCTGTAGTCTGTCCCATTTATTGTTAAAACATCCCACCCATCGTTTTCATGAATGCCATAGACTTGAAATGTTATAGTGTCATTAGAGCCTTGCCATAATAAAGCTCGCACACCGTTGCCACCAAAAGCAACTAGGTATTTTTCACTTTGATTTACAGACGACGTTCCAATTACATCAGAAAATCCCGCAATTGATGGTGGATCAAACCCAAAAATATCAGTAGTAGATATTGTAAATTGGCTTATTGTGACTGCCATTCTGCTACTTGCCTTATAAGCTCTTGTTGCTGATCTACGAACAAAGCTATCTGTTCTTCTGGAGTTAAATTGGGATCAGGCTCAAGATGGAAAAATAACGTTTGACCGTTTTCAAATTCATGAGCGAATTTTAGCAATCCGTCCTCTATCGTGTACTCAGGCATCAGTCCAAACCGCTGCGCAGATGTCTTGAACTAATTGATCTTGTCCAGACACATCATCCCCTTCCACGAAAACCCTGCTTTCCTGCTTGCTTATGGGAAGATCTGAATCATCAGG